TTTCCAGCAATTCATCCCGTTTAATCAAGGGAATTGCTTCCCAGGTGTGCCTCAATTTGACACAAGCATGAAGTTGAACGTGCCACTAATACCAAGGGGCATTCCATCGGAGAAGGAACCTTGTCCAAACGGATATACAAGGAACACTGCAGTAGCAGCAGCCACGGGTGCGCTGTAAGCAACGCAGATCCAGGGGCGCATACCTAGCACCACTAAAAGTGGTGGTGGACTATATCTTCACCATACTCATAAGAGTTTAGGTGTCGGGCACTAATGTCGTATTACGTGAGAAGCGTCTCACACCGACTAGTCTCTGAACCTTCCGTCCTCGCTAGGACGGCTTGGCTGCTGATTGCACGGATTGAAATACTCTCTAGCGGTTCCTAAACTGACTTGATAGTCAATGAAATCCGAGGAAAGACAGGAATAGGGGACTCGAACACCATCAATTTTGATGCCCCACCTTTTCAGGTTTCCTTTTCGTTGAACTTTGGCCTTCGGGTCAAAGAGCCCTGTTTTGGTTTCTTTCTGCATGGTTGTGCAGGAGACTCCGCCTCGGTGACCGGCAAACGACCTTTGATCGGCCGTAAGTAGGGTGTTCAACTCTAACATCCACTCTCGTTTTTCTTCAGCGGGTCTCATGAAAGAAGCCCTGCGTCCAAACTCTGGATCGTAGAAGTTAGTTCCGTTTTCCTTGTGGATTTCAGCAGCCTTACGACCACCTAGTTTCCCAGCATAGACAGCCATCTCACGACGAGCGTCTTCGTCTTTCCACCCACACATTTTACGCCAGGCGTAACGATCTTTCTCAGTTCCTCTCGCAAGCCAGCGATAGTAGTGAGCAAGTTTGTGGTTGTGAAAAGAACACTTGACGACATTACCCTCTACATACTCGCCACCTTCGTGCCCAGGAGAAACACGATGGTTTTCGTAATAACCTTGGAGGGTTGATTCCAAGGTTCGCAAGTATTCAATGAAGGCGTCGTAGATGTCCATGTTTCCAGCAATTCACCCGATGTTTATCTTGAAGTTTCCCTCAAGAGCCGCCTAGGGTTGACGGTAAGAAAGTTCCCACTCGCGACCCATGTAGCAGAAGATGCCGATCAGGAAGTGGAAAACTACGAGCTGATAAGGGCCACCGTTGTAGCAGGGTGGCATCCACTAGTTTCCTAGTGGCGTGGACTATATCATCACTCTTACGAGTGTCGGGCGCTAATGTCGTATTACGAGCCACGCTTGGCTCACCGACTAGTCTCTGAACCTTCCGCAGAAGCGTCTGCGGCTTGGCTGCTGATTGCCATGTAAACGAACTTGAGTTTCCAACCGTAATGTTCATTTGTTTAGGTTTCCAGCAATTCACCCGATTTATAGTGGCCCTACAGGCTGAGCCACTCATCTAGGGATTGTGCGTCCCAGATATTGTATAGGTGCAATCCAATCGCATTAGAGGAAGGCACAACGGCACCAGAGATGATGTTGTTACCATACATCAGAGAACCAGCCACTGGCTCACGGATGCCGTCGATGTCGACTGGAGGCGCAGCAACAAAGGCAACAATGAAGCAAACAGTTGCGGCGAGGAGGGTAGGAATCATCAGCGTACCGAACCAACCGACATAGAGACGGTTGTCGGTGGATGTTACCCACTCACAAAACTGCTCCCATTGATTACCAGCACGCTGCTGAATAATTGAAGCTGTCATAGTATTAAAATTTCGATGTTCGTGTTAAGTATTCGGCAGAAAAGTTTTCCCGCCGATGTATACTACTATACCATACTTGGCTTCCAAAAGTCAAGAGGTACGTAATGAACCTTAAACTCCTCTTAACTGTTTTTTAATATAGTCTTCTAGAAGATGCTTAGGCTCCCAACCAAATACCTCACGCATTTTTTGATTATTTGCTCTTGTTTCGCGAGCTTCGCCAGGACGAGGTGGTAGGTGAGTTTTGTTATCTGAAATCATGTCTACAATTTCATTAATCGAATAGTTTTTTCCCGTTCCAACATTAAAAACGGATCCAATGCGCTCTTTGGGAATATCGAGTTGATTAAAAATACGAATGTTTGCCTCAACTACGTCGTCAATATAAGTGAAGTCTCTGCGTTGTTCACCATCTCCTACAATAGTCAAAGGTAAATTAGCTTTTAACTGTTCAAAAAACAAACCAACTACAGGAGCATAAGATCCTTTTAAAGGTTGACGCGGACCATATACATTAAAATACCTCAGAGAAAAAGTTTGAATACCATACAACTCCCAGTAGATTCTGCACAAGGTTTCTGCGCAAACCTTCGATGCGGAATACGGAGTTAGGCAATTATTTCCGTCGGTTTCTGTATTCGGGCAAGAATTTTTACCATAAGCAGAAGATGTTGAAGAGTTAATTACTTTTTTAACACCAGATATTTGAGCACAGTGCAAAATGCTCATTGTACCTACTGCGTTTGTCCTAACAGACCTCAATGGATCGTCGATAGAGTTCTGAATCCGTGCCTCGGCCGCAAGATGAAACACAGTATCAACTCCGGTAAAAAGTGGCAAGACTTTTTCAAGTTCACAGATATCTACCTTATGATTTTGTGCTTTATCATTCCAATAAAATTTAGAATTTGAGCGGGCCGACTCGTTGTCTATTGCTACGACCTCGTGTCCTAAGTTAATAAGCTCATCGACGATATGCGATCCGATAAACCCCGCGGCGCCTGTTACTAATGTTTTCATAAAATTCTATTTAAGATTTTTGGTACAACAACTTGAGAAGCATAGTAGGTATTTACCATGTCTACGGATTTTTCTCTCATTTCTTTGTATTTTAGTTCTGATTCCCAAATTTCATTCAGATTTTCAGAGAAATCTTCAACGTTTAGAACTTGAGGACCGCCTTGCTTTAGGTGAGTATTGTCGTCATCAATACCAAGCAAAATGCCTGAGTTAGTAAGTGAAGTTTCCGTACCTGGCAAATATACGTTATCTAAGAAATGCCTATGGAAAATAGGTACTGAGAGCAGAGCAGCTTCAAGGCCTTGGAATTCAAAGTTGTTTCCATAGCACAGCTTATTATGCTCAAAAGACCTTGGGTGAATTGCAAATCCAGAGTTAGCAACTCTTTTCATTCCTTCTTTGTAATCATAAGATCCCAAAACGTACATCAGATTTGGATCTTGGCCATTTTGATCTAAGAACTTAAATAACTCCGAGTTAATTGGCGAAGAACTAAACGCCGACGGACCTTTTACTGGCTTTATAAATTTATCTGTTGTAAACCAATTTAGTTTACCATTGTAATTATCTAGCTGAGTAAAACCTGCGATGCTTCTTTCAAAGCCGATCATCTCAGAAATAAATCCACGTTTTGCAAGCGGCTTATGCAAATTTAATGACAAACTACCGCGTTTCCACGCCACGGCCCTACCCGCGTAAATAATTCTTTTCTTTCTTTCTCCGCGTTCTAAAGAGATCAAGTGCTCTAAAAATGGAACATGGAAAAAATTATCAATATTTTTGATCTTGGTGCTTACATTATTTTTACGCAGCCAGCCAATAAATCCAGACTTGGTTTCTTTAAGAGAATAACATAGAACCCCGTCACATACCTCAATTGCTTCTTTATATTTGGCATTTCTTGAAAAACTTAGCGCATGGTGGTCTAGATTTACCATCCATTTAGGGCTTTTTAGCTTCTCTAGGATCTCAGAAACGTAGTTTTCTTTAATTTCTTCAGAAAATGACTTGGCAGGTACAGAAAATATTAAAATAAGATCAAAATTTGAGTTTATTTTTTCTACGATCTCTTTTCTATCACTAAAATAAAAATTATTTACATTTATGTCTTTAGAAGTATCAGCACGGCCAATTTTCTTATCATTTAAGACAAAAATTTCACAGGAAGAAGATACAGAGTCATAATATGCCTTCAAATGTCGGCAATAATTAGTAACTCCGCATCCTTCAACCCCTCTGAGAAGTAGAATTGCAACTTTTGGTAAGTTCATGTTATCTTTTTGACTACGTGAACTTTAACCTGCTAAAAAAGTTATTAAATAGCGTCGATATTAGCCAACCATTCTTTCAATTCGAGCTTAAGTTCTTTAATTTTCATTTTTTCGCGGCCAACAATAAACGCGTTCCATGCATATTGCCCACGTATTCTCATTCCTTGGGCTTTCCCCCACTTTTTCAGCTCTTCGAGCTGCTTTTTACGCTGCGCGGCTCCCTTTCGGGTTGTCATTTGCTGCTCGTGCTCCCAATTCTCAACAAATTCGTCCCATTTTTTAGAAACGTCTTTGCCCATCTGGTTTTCTGCAATGAATTTAGCCACCACGGTCCTTTTCATGCCCATTGCCTTGGCTTTTTTCTTATAAATCTCTTGAGGACTTAGGGGTTTTATCCTGCGCGTCCTTGGAGGAGCGATGATTTTTGCCTTTTCTGCCCCGATTTTATCAGGATCAACCAATTCTGTCCGGCGCTTGTCAGCAAATTGACGGAAACTTTTAACTTTTTCGATGATATGCTTGTCCATTGCCACCGGGTCGTTGATCAAAGTCTGCAACTCATCGTATTTTTGCTGAAGTTCGTCTTTTTCCACCTTTAGCTCGAGCCGCTCGGCGTTAACAAGACGGCTAAGAGGCATAGCCAAGACCGCCTGGGCCTGAGGAACGCTTAGTTTCCACTTTTTTCGGAGGTTGTTTTGAGCTGTTTCCCTTGTTTTACTGGATTTGATGGTCTTGATTACCTCATCAATGTCCGCAAGGATAGTTAAAAAGCCATCGAGGATGTGCATGCGGTCCTGAATTCTGACGCACTCGGCGCTATAGCGTGAAATCAGGGTTTTGCAACGGCTCTTATGCCAAGTTGCAATGATATCCTTCACCCCAAACATCTCAGGAAGGGCTTCTTTGATGGCCATGGCATTAACGCCGATCGTATCATACAAATTCGTGTGAGCAAGCAGCTGCCCGATCACTAGTTGGGCATCTGCGTTGGCTTTGAGAATCAACTCGATATGAATGCCTTCAGTAGACGAGTGGTCTGCAGCATCGACAATCTGATCGATTTTTCCCGCATCAACAGCATTTTTGACTTTTTCTAGGAACCGCTCGGATGATCCGCTTGCTAACGAGGTAACAATGATGGCTTCTCGCTTTGACTTCTTTTTATAAGGAACTTTTTTTACTTCCCATTTGCCATAGACCTTAATTGAGCCGTGGCCTGAGGAAAAAGCGGCAAATACTCCGTCATCTTTGAGGATTCGGGCTCCTTGAGGAAGGTCGGGGCCGGTGATATGCTTATAAAGGGCCTTATCGGTGATCTTTTGGTTTTGGATATAGGCTACGGTTCCCTTAATTACCTCGGAGAGGTTATAAGAAATGTGATTACAAGCATAGCCAGCAGCGATTCCAACACCACCATTAACAAGAAGCGAGGGAAGAGCTGGGACAATCCGATGTACCTCCTGTGTAGACCCGTCATAGTTATCACGCCATTCACAACTTTCCTTGTCGATCTCGTTGATGTAAACGTTTTGAGTGAATTCACTGGATTTTACTTCGAGATATCGTGCAGCCGCAGGAGAATCCTCGCTGATGGATTGACCGGTTGAAGGACCTGACTGAATACTGCCACCGACGTTACCATGAATGTTAGTAAGAAGGTACCTAAAGCTATTGGCCTGGCCCATGTTAATCGCCGTACCGGCACATCCTCCTTGAGGGTGGTAGGAACCCAGTACGTGTCCTTCGAGCCTTGAAACTTTCTTATACTGCCCATTTGGTCTTAGATTTAGATCTTTGAGACCAAGGATGATACGACGCTGAGCCACCTTAAGCCCATCGGTGACATCTGGCAACGCACGATTAAAAATCGATACACTATAAGTTAGGTATGAGTTCCGTAGCTCGGAGTTAATCGATACGGGAACAAAGCTAGTCATAGGTACGTCGTGTCTCTTACTATTATATCATATACCACGAATTGCTTCTTTTTCATCATCTTCAACATTTCGTGACAAAACGTACCAACCAAGATTCTCGTTGTTATATTCTAGATAGGTGTCGTGGCCTTCGAGGATAAAGTTGTTGTAGTAGTCTTTGACTATTTCCATCTCCTCAGCATTTTGCATTTCGTGCGGGAAACAACACTTCAAACAAATGAGATTTTTCTTAAATAGCATTTGAAATATCTCTGTAACCGTTCCAAACACTGGATGGTCGTAGGTTACATGACAAGTATCTTCGTCGGTCCTAACTACTTTTTGAACGACATCTTTACGCTGCAAAAATTTTAAGCTAACATATATCTCCGGCCAAACTGTCGGTTTTTTCATAACACGTGGGTAACAACTGTTTAAAGTTATTTGAATAGGTCTACTTTACCATAAACCATAACATGGCTTCTAATATAAGAGAATACGAAATCTCTAAGACCTTCTCAAATGTCTTACTTTCTACAGTTGACTCTCAGCCTGATACAGATGGTATTCCTCCAGATCTCACAACTATTTCAAGAAGAGATCAAGGAAGAATGCAAGATGGAAGCGGAAACGCGTCTCCATTGTATGTTTCTCAGCAAGATGTCAGATTAACAAGCGCTCCTGCTTCTGATGACTCTATTGCAAGAAAGAAAGAAGTTTACGAAGGTTACGTACAATCTACAATAAACGCTCTCATTTTCGGATAATCACCAATGTCTATATATCCCGTAAATAAATTTAAGTCTAGCATTTACCCTTCTATTTCTATCTCTGCTTCTTCTCCCACCGTAATCTGGGACGATGCCGAGGTCGATGGTGTAAATAGCTACGGTCTTGTTACTTCCCTAACCTGTTCTAACAAAACTACGACTCCTAGAAAGTATAGCTTAATTCTTGAGAAGAATACTACTAGCGGTACAAACTCTTCGTATATTCTTTATGAGGTAACAATTCCTGCTAACACTTCTTTCGAAGTAATTCAGGGAAACAAGTTTATTCTAAAAGATGGTGATAGATTAAAAGCATATAGTGATGCTGAAGCAGGTACCACGTCCGGTGTGGTCGATGTTACAATATCCTATGTGGTTCACATTCCACCTTCGACTCCTTAATAAAAAATGAGTAGCCTCTTTAGATCTGATTTCCCGACTCCTGAGCCTAAAAAGAGCCGGGTAAAATATCGTACTCTAAGAGTTAGAGAGGAAGTAGCTAAAGAACTTGATGAGTGGAGGGATCTGTTTGAAGATTCCTCTATCTCCGAAGTTATGTGGCGGGTTTTTGCATTGGCTCGACGAGAGCTGAAGCGTGTTCGGGATAAAAAACGCAAAGCAAGAGAAAAGTTTTTAAAAATCCGTGAAGAGAAGAACGAAGTGGTTAATAAGCTGAAAAATTTGTGATATAATTAGTAAGTAATTCAAAGCCTTATAAATGGCTAATAAAACTTACTTTACTGGTGCTCCTGTAGAAGAATACGAAAACGATATCTACGCAGTCCAGGATTCTAAAAAACCTTGTGCTATTTGCGGCAAGACTACCGCTTATAAGTCAAAACTTGCCGCCGACTATATTTGTTCCCATGAGTGCTCTAAAGTTCTCTGGCATGATATTTTTGTAAAACTCCACACCGACAAACGCCGCAAGCGCTGAAATGGCTAAGATCTCTAATAAAGAACTTCTAGAGATTGCACAAAACGAATCGACCACTCCCGAACAACTTAGCAAGATCTGGATTACATCTAAATCTGTAAAGATTAGAAAGGCAGTTGCGTCAAACCCTAACGCCGACGCTCTTACTCTTAGGGCAGCGGCGCGTTTGTATCTTGAAGAAGTTCTTGAAAACCCGGCATTTGAAATGCTCCGGCTCTTTGATGATAATGAGTGGGTACAAAAAATCGGAGAAATCTACGAAAACCCTGAAATGTGGGTATCGGGGGTAGGATACTACTCAAGGGCAACAGGGCAGCTAGAGCCTTTTGCCAGGGCTGCTTTGCTTAGCCCTCAGCTCGGTTCGCATGCCATGGTAACCATTATGGAATTTCTTCCGGTTAGTTCGTTAACTAGAGCCTTTAAATATCCTAAAACTAGAGAGAACTCTAGGAAGATGGTGTTTGACTATGCAGGTGACTTTACCATGGAGGCTTTGTTCAAAGCTTACAACGGCGGGTTGTACAACGAGGAAGAGCTCTTTCAGTGCCTGAGGAGCATGGCAAACATCGGATCTTTGAGCTGCAGGAAGAGCACTTACACTCGCACAATGAAGTCTCTTCTCAAAGAGTACGAGGATAAGCCAGAAGAGGTGGGGCCGACAATCTCTATTGTTTTGTTGGCAAGCCGAGCAAGTTGTATTGACTGGGTTAAATACTCATTCAATGAGAGCCACCTGCCTGTGGTTGCTTCAACTATCTTGGCGGCTAAGAAAGTTTTTAAGAAAAGCCACGGGATCCCTCCGAGTTCTACCTCAAAAATAAATATCAAAGTTGTTTCTAGTATTGTAACCGGATTACTATGGGAGCCTTTAAATTTTGAAGAAAGGAAAAAGAACCTGAGCGGTTTTTATAAAAAAATGTGCCAGCTTGGATTAGAAAACCACGAATGGGGTGACTCAAGGAAAACATGGGGTGCGGTGATACTCACTAACGAACTTTGTGAAAGTCTCCAAAACGAAAGCATTCAAGTAAAATCTTTTTACGTCAGGAACAAATGTCTTGGTAATTGGTTCCATGTACAAAAATCCTCTGCAAAATTTGCCATTGTAGAGGAAGTGAATCAGTGGCTCTACGAACGAGGAGGGATAGATAACGTGCTCTATAAGCAAATTGATCTTAAGAAAATAGTCTTTATCTCTCCAGACGTAGTTATTGGGTTCTAGTCGATGTACTTATTTATTATCTCAATGAGCTGGCGGTCGTAATATCCGCTATGTAGCTTGGGTACTATAGTTAGTGGGTTAGTTAGTTCTCCATCTGTATTTATAAATCTAGGAAATAAATCTATAGAGAAGTAAATCTTAAGCTGATTAAGTACAGAATCTGCGGTTGCAGGCCGAGATATATGATTCAACCCACTAACCACTCTTTTATAAGACTCCTCGTCTATATGTCCAAAAACATCAAAAACCAACTCACTAAAGTTAGTTGTGGTCGTAACGACCTCGATGATATTAGTTTGGTTAGTTAGTTTTTCTGTAAGTAACTTAACTGCTTTTTGATAAGCATTATATGCAGTAAGTGAGTTTTTATTTTCTATTTGAAAACCAAGAATGGCTTCTATTCCCATAACTGCACCTGCAACCGCACCTTTACCCATAGACATAATTAAATTTCTGTCGGTTAGTTCTTCTTGAGATAACCCACGAGCTTTATTAAATTCCATCTCCCAGGCTTCTAAGATCTCGATCTGTTTTTTAGTTTTAGAAGGAGCGCGATTGTTTTTATTCCATCTAAAGCCGTTTTCTTGGGCCCAGGTAATCCGCTCTAAGAAATCTTCAGGAGCCGAGATATCAGCAAAAAAGTCGCCGTTAGTTATGCCTTTCATCATGGACTTCACGGCAAGGGGAGCATAGTCATTGCCCTTGAGTAGTTTTGCCACGGTGACTACCTTTTCAAGCTGGCGTTCTGTTGCTTTCATCTGAGTTAATTCTTGTTTTAACTCTTTGATTTCCATTTGTCCTTTCATAAATAACCTCTCCATCTTGGCTTCATAAGCTACCTGCTGGAGCTTGATACTAGTGACCTCGCCTTCTAGTTCCGCAAATTTCTGAATAAATACACCAAGAGCTACCTTAATCCCAGTAAAATTTTGGCGAATTTCTATCTCAGACAGCTTAGTCTCGTCAAGTTGGTTTATAGATAAATAGAGATTTTCACGGGTCTCTTGCGAGGTTAGCTGGTTAACATCAAAAGTGTTACAAAATAATTGAATCTCTGTGTGATCCATAGAGACAATGCCTCAATAAACTAATCAATTCTCAATTCTCTTTAAACCCAAGCTCCTGACTTTCCCCAGTCAGGGGCAATTTTTTTGCCCACCCCCCTTCCCATTTTTTAGGGAACAGGGCTGTTTTCCACAGCTTTTATGCCGCTCATACTGCTCTAGGTATTTATACCCCTTTCCCATTTTCCTTGCCTGAGACTACCTGTAGAATATACCCCTGTCCCAGTTTTTACCCCCTTTCCCACCTTTTTTTGGGAACTGGCCCAGGGGGGACCTGTCACGGCAAAAAGCCTGAGAGTACCTGTAAAATATACCCCTGTCACATTTTAGGGCGTTTTCCACAGCCGTTTTTGGCCGTTTTTGGGACTGGTAATAAATACCTATTGAGCCGTTTTTTTGCATTTTTGTCAGAGATTCCTAACATTATGCGCGTTTTTTGGTATAAATTAATACCGTTTTAGCCTAATTTTGCCCAATTTTGCTGCTGCGCGGGCTGCTCAGTCTAGAATATGTACCGACCCCTTTCCCAGCTTTTTTGTAAAAATGGGAACAGAGGGGTAGGGAATAGAGAGGGGTTTTTTATAACATGTATAGACTTCGCTCTGAGTCGGACAGGGTGGACAGACGTTAGTCTGGACGGGTTCCCTGCCATTGACATGCTAACCAAAGTGGTATATAATACTATAGTTGATTGCTCAAAACCCTTGCGACACCATAGCCCAAAATGTCATTGTTTATGGACTTATTAGGGAGAACTATACTATAAATAAGATTTGTCAACATTTCTCCCAAAATGTGACACTCACCCGGCCTAAAAGTCCTGCTACAATTAGGCCTGCTTTCTAGTCCGCTGTGCGCCTGCAAGTTTGCTTTCCGAGGCCCGCGTCGCGGGGCGCCAAGTAACTTCCACGCTTATTTAGGTTTACCTTTTAGTTATGTCTAAGAACTTCAGCCTACACGAAGTAGGTGATAAAATAACAATCAAAGATGGCAAAGGTTATGGTGATTTATTTGGGTTAGTTAGTTTTATAGACATAGAGCTACAAACCATGAGTATTTTAGTAGGGAGAGGATGTCATAGGTCCGAGGATACCATCCGCGTGGTCCGCTCCTTTGATTGCTCAGAGGTGGTGCTTGGGTGGTCGGATCACGAAGTGGCTGAGAAGCAATTGACTCCGCGGCCTTGCCCATGGTATAGTGATAAAGAGAAGCCCGACAAGTAACCAAGGTCTATGCCTCAGCGCAAAGCAAAACGTCCCCGTACCTATCCCGACGCGTCCAAGCTAAAATCCTCCATCCAGGATTTGCTAAATCGGCGCTATGGCGAAACAGGTGAGTACATTCCTAAATTAGGTTTGCCCGATGATAGTATCATTGAGAAGCGCCTCCTTGAGCTAATCGAGTTCTACAAAACTCCGTGGCCCAACGCTAACAACGAGTCGCCGCAATGGAACGTATGGTATGTGCTAGCGCCCAGTGGCTATGCAAAAGACTCCCGCGAACTTGACAAGCTCCTCCACGAAGACATCCCGAAGGCTAAACGCCCTGCCACTAAAATCCAGCGTGAGAATAGAGCGCTAGAGCTAATCGGGACTATTTTTGATGAGGGATGGAGGAGGGATTTTAAGACCAAGGAGATTATCTGGAGTAAACCTTTTGTGAGGAAAGAACTCACACCCGAGGAGATCGCCGAACAAAAAGTTCAATCGAGGGCAATGGCAAATGCAATGTGGAGGCGAGGAAGTCGCGATAGCTAAAGCTAAAGCTATAGCTAAAGCTATTCCCATAATGTTACGCTAAAGCGCCGACATTTTACAAATTTAACCAACTCTTAACCTATGAAACTACTCACCCTCGAAGACTACGAAAAGGCCGGCAAATCTTTCTGGCCGAAATACTGGTACGTAGCAAAAGAACTCGGAGAGGATGCCAAAGCCGAGGACATTCTAAAAGTACTTGAGTCGATCGGCACTGTCGCACTTCGTCTTAAGATGGAAGAAAAAGAAAGTCCTTTTGGGTTTAATAAAAAGAAAGAGGACGAGGAGAATTCCAATGACTGACATAGATCAAACAAGGAAAACAAAACTCTCCGACTCTTTCGGTGGAACAATCGAGAAAAACATTCCCGAAGACGTTGAGTGGATCGACGAAGCTTTCTACATTAAGAAAACTCGGTTCGGCCTTTTCACCTCTATATTAAAAGAACCTCTTGGACAACATTTTATCACCGGAGCAACTTACGATGGTGTATTGACAATGTCCCGCTGGCATCTCAAGTGCCTTCAAGAGGGGACGTTTGATAATTACACTCGAGTTGTTAACTCTGGTGTTGTTGGTGGTAAACTCTAATTATGAACAAACTAACTAAAACAATCCCTGTCGGCGCATTAGCGCTAATCTTGGGGGCTATGCCATCTCCCGCCTTAGCCGATTACTACCAAAAAGGTGGATCAGAAACTACGACTTGTATTAAAAAAGTCTATCGCGAGGAGTATATTCCAGGTACAAGCAAATCTAACCCGGGGCGGGTTAGGTCCTGGTACGAACGTAAAAAAGTGCCCTGCGAGACAGTATCGAGCGCACCAAAGCGTGCGCGACGGACGCATCATCACCCGACGTGGATTGAACCCCATAGTGGCGGCAACGCTAAAAGCGCACCTCCGGTGGATGATAACTCATGCATCGAAGGAAGTATTATTGGTGGGATTGCAGGTGGGGCCGCTGGTGGTACGCTAGCGACCAAAAAGAACTGGATTTGGAGTATACCTCTGGGCGTAGTGAGTGGTGCCATGGTCGGGTGTCAGGTGGATGGGGGCTAAGCATCCGCAGGATGCATCCGCAGGATGCCACCTAAAGTAGTGGCCCAGGGGCCCTGGACCTGTGGCCCAATCTATTGTATATTAGTCTCATAGCAAACCACTCATACCGAGGTTTACCTCATGATCCCCACAAACCCTGAACTCATCGACACCATCGGCAACCACGAAAACATTACCGAGGTACGCTTGGATATTACTCGCAGTGCCGCATATCTTGTGTCCGAAGAGGGATACGAAATGGAGTTGCAGTGTGATAATGTCGTAGAACTCCATCAACTTGGGTCTTTGATTGCCCAGATGACCGAAGGTTTTAACGTCAAAGTATATTGGCGTGGCGCAGTTGATGATAGTATGATTGAGCACAACTGAGCGTCAAAAACGCGGCTCACATTGTGCGCTTTAGCGCCGGCCTTCCCACTCATAAGGAGATCTTATCAATGAAACTAAAGCCATCCGTCCCAACTCAAATGACAGAACAAGAGGTCGCCGACGCACTACGCGAGGACGATCCGTGGTTGGTTCGTTATCCGACTATGGAGAAATACCTCCAGGACCTTCTCAATGAGCTAGGTATGGATGGCGCAAACATTAACACTCTTTACGAGCTCTACGCTAACCGCATCGAACCGGAAGATGTTGTGAACATTTGGGGGATCTATGACGAAGAAGACTGATAATCCAAAAGATTACAACCAATATATTCTCCAAGCTCTGAACTCTTTGCGTAGTGAGTCAGATGTGTTAGTTCTTTATTGGGAAAATAGATTGGGTGTGCCGCATGGTACCGTGGCAAGTGATGGCGTAAAGATTAAAGATACCGAAAATAATTACATAACTCTGAACGAAATACTCGACGACATATATGCATGCAATAATCCGTAACTTTGAGGTATAGGCGCATTACGCTTCGGACCAAAGGGCTGCCTGTCAAAAAAGTTTGCGCGCGTGCGTACGGTTGGCGCACCCTGAGTCGACCGGGGGAGGGGCAAACGAGCCGGACCCCCCTCTGGCTACCGCCGGTGCGTTTGCGCGGGATCTTCCAAAAACCAGAAACGCCTAGGCTTGTGCCAATCGCTAAGCCGGTCCACTGGCCCTGTACGTGGGTGGCGTTAGGCCCTATATTAGTACTAACGAAATCAAATCACAGGAGACTCTCAATGATGGAAAACAACACCGTAATCAGCATCATCGCTAGCTGGGATGGAGACCAAGTCGAGGTACTCGAGATGAGCTTCGAGGAGCTTTCTGATTGGGTGGCCTATGGTCACGCTTATGAGGAGTACGATTCTCTTCTCGTTGATGGCGTCGAGGCCAGCGAGCTCGTCTGGTGGCTGGGTATCTTAGACTCATGAACGCCATAGAATACATCCAGCGCCTCGAGCAGATCATCAGCGACCTGCATTATGAACTCGAGATGACAGCGTATAGCGTTGAGGATTGCGACGCTGCTAGTAATATTGTCCGTACTGCTGATCGATTGTGGAATGAATTCTGCGCAACCAAGTCACAACACTATGAAACATCAACACAAAACTGAAATCAGGAAGTTTCTCTACGAGCGTTTGTTCGACAAAACTGAAATCAGGAAGTTTCTTTACGAGCGTTTGTTCGACGAGGGGCTCCGGTGGGATTTTGCAGATATGTGCGAACAAGCCGGCATCGATGAGTTCGAAGCAATCGAGACCTATGAGCAGGAGGCGGATCAAATTTGCAAAATGTTCTGCCTTGACGCTGAGTAGTCAATCGCCAAGCCGTCCACCAAACCCCCACGCGTCCCGCGTTCTCGTGTATACTAGACTCATGGAAAACAACATCGTGATTGCCGTGATCGGCGGAGCTGACTACGAGGGTGAGGACTTCAACACCCTGCGTCTGTTCGACTCCATCTCCAAGGCCAAGGCCTACGCCGAAGAACTGGAGAATGAGCTGGGCGTAGACTACGTCTTGGTCAAGGAAAAGTCAGTCGAGCAAGTGGCCTTCTAGCCCTGTCAATCCGACCCGATCTGAAGTATACTAGACTCATGACTAAAGACAACGCTTACGCTTTCTCCACCTTCGCCGCGATCGGTGGAACCGACTACGAGGGCGAGAACTTCCGCTCCATGAGGCTCTTCGGCTCGGCTGATGCTGCCATCGACTATGCTCGGGTCCTGCTTGATCAGGGTTCGGACTACGCCTACGTGACCGGCGTCCACGCCGATGGGTCCCTGGAGCTCAAGGACGTGATGCGGATCGCGGACGACGGCCCCGATTCCGTCGACCTGGACTTCTGACAAGTCAGTCGAGACAGTGGCCTAATGGCCCTGTCAATCCGCCCCAGCATCGAGTATACTAGCTAAAGATTCAAAAAACGACATGACAAAGACCAAGACCATCACCCTCGAGCTCACTCCTTACGAGCAAGAGACGCTCATCAACGCCCTCTCAACCGAAACGTCCAAGTGGCTCGACATCAAATGCGACTACCTGCTCGGCAAAATCAAGGGCGGCTCCTACGAGGGCGCGAGCATCCTCTACACCGAGGCAAAGGGTCTCCGCGATAAGGTCAAGGTCCTGGTCAGCCAATTGTCCTAGTGGCCCGGTCAGCCGGTTACCAAACCGGTCTAACAGCCCTGTCAATCCACGCCGATCTGGAGTATACTAGACTCATGGAAAACAACTTCACCAACTTCACCTACACCTCACCCACGACCGGCGTGGACTACGAGGTCCGACCCCATCTCCAGTCCCGCATGGCCGGTGGGATCCTAGAGGGATGCCCGATGTATCGTCAAGAATACATCCAGTATGACATCTATCGTGATAACGTCTGGGTTCAATTCTCACTCGACAAAGATACCGTCTCTGAGTCGGTTGATGTAATCGAACGTCCCGAACGTTACGCCGGGATTGGTTCTCGGTTCGACTGAGCCAATTGGCACAACGTTGCCGTTGTGATTCCAACTCAAACAAACAACAAACCAACTAACCAAACTTTTTCTCACTATGCGCAAAGTTGAGCAACAAATGATCAAGGCCATCGAGCAAAACCTGAATTGGCAATCAGGCAACACCGCGGTGGTTTTCGACGACTCGACTCGGGTTTCTGAGGTATACCTTCATGGTAACAAAATTGCAGAGATTAGTGATGATGCCGTGCGAATCTTCGACGGGGGTCATCGATCTGCGACGACTAAATCGCGGCTTAACGCAATCCTTCGCGAATATGCAATCGAGGGTGAGTGTGTGTATCAGAAAAACTTTCAGTGGTTTGTTGACAAGTTTATCGGCAAAGCTGGGCAGTCTAAAGTCTACAACACCTTCGAGTTTACCAACGGGTTTATGTTTGCCTGAGGTTTGTTAGTTATCCTTACTAAAACTAACTAACTAAAGTTTCATTTCACTTTTCATCTACGTCATGTCTTTCTACACTCGCTTCCTGCCCACTTATTTCGTTCACGGTAACGAATTCGATCAAGCCATTTGTGATGAGCTGGAGCAAGAGATCGAGCAATGCGGTGAGAAACTTGGCGCAGATTATTGCTACGTTTCCAAGAACTACACCAATGGTTCCCGTCCACTGACCTTCGCGTTCTACGCCGAAGGCGGTAAGTTCCTCGGCCGACGTACCCCTAACACGGTGATCGCCGCCTGAGCTCATTGAGCTGGATCCAATTTCTGATCCTTTCTTCTCTCTTTTTCATCCTTTTTCCTTCCTCAATTTGATCATCAAATCCTTCAATTCCCCTTCTCTCATTCTCTCTAAAATCCAGGAATCTTCGGATCTTGGATGGAGAGAAAATGAGGAGAAATCCATCTTCATCTCTTCATTTGGAAATATTCAAATCATCTTCAATGATGATAAGAATGAGATCGAGATCAATCCCATCGAAGAAACCGAAGATGGATGGGAAAATCTTATTAATTGGATTCATGAAGAAGATAAAAAGATCATGGAGGAAATGATCGAGAGATTTGAGATCTATTCTTCGACCAGTCTTCGGGAATTGATGGAAATGGATGATGAAGATTCCTGATCCTTTCTTTTCTCTTTTTCATCCTTTTTCCTTCCTCAAATGATCATCATTCAATCCGAATCCTTCGAAAATTTCTTTTCTGATCTCATCGGAGATTCTCCTCTCTCATCTATAGAATTCTTTGAAGATCTGGAAGATGATTATTCATTCCAAAGAACTTGGGATATTCCAGATCAATGGATTTGGAAATTTCAATCTCATCAAGATCTAGAAGATCTGATCAATGATTATAATCTTTCTAAGGAAGATCTAATAATCTTTCCTTCCATTGATAATTATCTCGAAAAATATAATATCTCTAAAGATGAATTAATCTTAAATTAAATAATAAAGGGAGGAGAAATTCTCCCCCTTTTTTTTATGC